GTCTAAGAAGTATACCTATGCTAATGCTTCCTATAAGGAGCATTACGCGCAAAATAAATGGCGTGGAGGTATCGCGGACATTACATCCTTTCGGGATGGAAAGTTCTCGGTACTCTTGCAGAATGGTGAAGCTACTTATGGCTGGTCTATCAATGAGTTAGCGAAGTGTTTTGGTGTATACGGTGATCCTGAAAGGGACATCGATTACATCGAAGATCTCTATTGGGATCATAATAAATTACCACCTACGCGATACATTGATCACGATGATGACCATTATGGTCGTGGATATGAGAATGCTGACATTGAGTCGGTAAGTTCTAGCCGTTCGAGGCGCTCTGCGAAGAATCGCAATAAGCGCATTCAGTGGCGAAGAAATAATTATCGCCCGAGGATATTCGAGAATGCTCCCCTTGAGGTTGAGCAGGTTGAATCCGGCCAGTTGAGTGTAGAGAAAATCTATGTGCAGTTGGAGGTTATAAACCAATTCACGGACCCTCAGCACCTAAGTTGCAGCCTGAAATTTGTCAGGCGTTAGAGGAACACAAGGAAAAACTTGTGGAACTCGGTTATGAGGAAGGCACGTTTGCATATCCTGACATGACCACCGAGACTGAGGAGGTTTCATTAGTGAGACACCTCGATTTGTATCAAGAACGTCTTAACTCTGTCGTTGAGCTTTGCTCCGATACGGAGATTGAGCGTTGCGCTAGTATTGTCGCGTTGAAGCTGGAGGAAAATGCCTTTATGCCCGACCCTGATTACAATGAACTCTCAGGAGTCATGAAAGTTATACAATCGTCATCCATTGATGTAAGCAAAGCTTCTGGCTTTCCATACGCTGAACAGGGCATGCCTATTAACAAGATCGTGCTCGCCAAATATGGTGAGCTCGGTTTTGGACAGCATGTCCTTAACGAATGGAATGAAGAATTCTTCTTTAAGTGGTTCAATAAAGGTGAACCTACTAAAAAGAAGAAGCTTCAGGCTAGAATGCCGCGTGGAATCACTGGTATGCCCCTTCATAAGACTGTCAAACACATCAGTATCTTTAAGAATTTGTCGGCATCATTCGTTGAAAATTGGAGAGATTCTCCAGTGAAGTACGCCTTTTGTCCTTCACTACCCGGTCACATTAAACACCTTAAGAAGACTTTGCCAGGGAGAATTTGGCAGAGCGACAAAACCAATTGGGACTTTATGTTCCATGAATGGATTGTGAAGGTGCTCGTTAAGGTATTCCAGAAGTTAGCGCTCCGTCATCCGACGTGGAGCGAGGCACAGTTCCTCAACTATCTTCAGGATATCGAAAACGCAGTGAACGAGGTCTTCAATCAGTCACAGTATAGAACCTCGAATGGTACTGTTTATAAATTGAAAGTAAACGGTATCATGAAAAGCGGATGGTTCATGACCATTGGTGGAAACACCACTGCTCAAATTATTTGTGATGTTATGACTTTGATGAAGTTGGGATACACCGATGACGAGATCGTTAATCGCGCGATCGTCGCCGGAGGAGATGATGTCCTTCAGGACTTGGCTGGCGTTGATGTTGAAAAATACAAGGCCATGAGCAAGTCCCTCGGTGTAGATATAGAGCTCGAAGAAGTAGATTCTTTGGAGCATGCTGAGTACTTCAGCCAAGACATCCGAAGGGATGACCTTGGACAGTGGCAATTCTTTATGCAACGGTTTACGAAGCACATTGAACACCTGAAAGTAAACAAGCTAGAGCATGTTGGTGGTGCGTTGGTTTCCCATATGGGGAACTACCGTCATCATCCTCAGCGCTTCGAATTTTTCGAGAACCTGTATCACCAACTACGCAAATTGTATCCAGAACAGTTCCCTTTAGGACCTCTCAAGTCTCGACAGACTTTGTTGGCCATCCAATATGGCCATGAGAGTACTATTGGGTGCTAGTCCTTAGTGCAGACCTGAGTATGTCAGTAAAGTGCTCCCGTCGTTCCTGCGGCGGCCTGGAAGGTGGTTGGCGTAAAATAAAATATAAGAATGAACATCGATCTAGGAAATTATACAGGCCCTTATTGGTCTGATGGAAAACTGCAAACATCAGTTCTTTTCGGAGAGTCTGACGCTATCAATGCGCTAGACGAACTGTCTCGACTTCATGACAGTGCGTACGCGTTCTACCCAGATCGCGCCCATCGTGAAGCAGCGGATCGTCTTTATGCGCAAGAAGCGCGAAAGCTCACCGGAATGTTCCCTTCTATTGCAGGCAATGTCGTCCAGTATGGTAACTATGCTGTCCGTCAAGGAGGAAAACTCTTTGATGATGTGAAAACCTTTGGGTTTTTACCGGGTATAGGAACCTTGCTGGGTGCGGCAAAGTTCGTTGGAGGAAACATCTTGAATAGCCAGAAAATGATTAATGGTACTTACCTAAAGAAGGAGACAGAAGACGTAAAGTCTCTTTACGGGAAAGATCCCCGCAAGTCGAAACAAATCGACTTGGACCGTGAGGCTCCCGTGAATGTCGCTCAACGTAAGCGAACTTCCAATAAAGTGGAACCACAACCAATGCCTGGACCTAGCAAGAAAGACATCGACAAAGCAGTACTTGTCGGTCGTCAAACTGAAAGGTTACAGAACCATCAAAAACTATATAAAGAAGCTAACGAATCAAATCTGAATTTTGCTGGAATGCGGAAAGTGCAACAAAGCGTTGACCGCGTCGAGAAGGGTCGACTTTCTCGAGCAGTTCAGAATAAAAAGAAAAAGAAAAATAAGTTCGTTTTAAACAAAGTCTGTCCCCAATAAGGAAATACATATTGCATATTGGAAGGTGGTAGGCGTAAAATAAAATATAATAACAAACATTTGCCAACTACTAAAACGATGGCGAGAAAACAGAATCAAAAACAAACTACGAAACGTGTTGCGAGAAGCATCCG